ACCAACCGATATAACAATACTTTCAAGTCGTATTCAGCGATCTACTAATGATGTAATAACTATTTATCATACAAGAGGAGATTGGAGAAACATAGCGAAGTCTTTTGGCCTAGACCCTCTTGACGTTCAATTAGTGAAGGTGAGCCTCAATGGATAATTTGATTCTTCAAGCACGTTTGTTTGAGAAACAAATGCAGCAAGGTGGCGAACAACAAGATGCTAATGGAGATGGTTTGGATGATAAGACAGGCCAACCAATCAAGAGAGTAACCACTATTACTGAAGATATAAACAACAAAACAGGGCAAGTTGCAAGCAAGGAAACAAAAACAAAAGTAATCAATCCTACTGCTGAGTTTGATGCTCAACAAGCAGATAACCGAGCAGTTAATGGCGTTGCAACCAATTTAACCACCAAATCAAAAGATGAGTTAATCAATTATTTCATGATTAAACAAGCGAGGGGTACTGCTTATGAAAGAGCATGGAATGGGAAATCTCCCTACGAAGGATACCAAGAAAAGGTTCAAACTGATTTTGGTTCATTGAACCCTGTTGATAATACAGGAACACAACCAAGAGATTCGGCAAATGTAAACCAACCCGAACAACTTGTTAATCAAAAACCGGGTATGATGGATAGAATGAAAGGTGCAGCAAAAGGTGCAGCAAAATTTGGCGCACACGCTGCATTGGGAATGGCAACAGGTGGATTAGGTAATCTTGCTTTGAATGCTTACAATAAAAACCAAAATAATTCAACCCCCCCTGACCCTAACGCCCCTGCATATATGCCCGTAGCAGGTGGTGCAATGTCTAATCTCAAAAATATGGGTAGAGGCTATTTGGAATCAGTTACGCCGAAGGTTTTGGGTGGACAAGGCAAGCCCCTAACAGGCGATCAAGGAGGTTTGCAAGGCGTTTGGGATAATGTAACACAGGGCGGTGCGAATAGAGAAGGTCTAACTGCCGAACAAACACGAGAACAAGCAGCACAATATAATGACGGCAGACAACAAGCAATTGGTGATAAAAGAAGAGATGGGATTAATAATCCTAACAATCAAAATCCCCCTGCCGATGGCACTACGCCCCCTGCCGATGGCACTACGCCCCCTGCGGGTACTACACCTCCTGCGGGTAATAATTACGCCCAACAAGAAGCACAGAAAAAGTTGGGTCAGCAATCAGTAGATGCCGCCGAAGCAAAAATGAATACCAAAGGCGGTTTTGGTACAGGGTTGATGTCAAATATGCTTACATTTGGTATGTCCGGTGCGGCGAGAGGGTTGTATAATCGGAATCAAAGAAAACAAGGCCAAAAAGATATGCAAGCAATTGCGAGTGGACAGCAAGTTAGAAACAGTTATGATTTAGAATCAAAGATACACGATTTATATTCTTTACAAAAGCAGCAATCTTATTATCGTGAAATTGATTCAACGGAGGCGATTAGGTTTGCCCGTTCCTGACCCTTTTGATGTTGCTTGGGAATTTTCCAAAGGCGAAATGAGTTTAGAAAAATCTGTTTTTGATTGGTTTGATTCAAGTTTAGATAGATACCAACCAAAAATGACACCCCCTAAACCGCCAAGACACGCTGCTGCGCTTGATAACATAAGAACCAATGCTACAACTGAAGTTAAAGCACCGCCAATAGAAGGAGAAGGCGAGGGAGTAACTGTTGAAAATCATCCTGAATCAGAACATGAAGTATATGATAAAGGTTCGACAGACAATGTTCATGACGAACCGAAGTATCTTCAAATGGATACAAAAACCTATGAGGAAGCAATTGAAGAAAATCGGGCGGAGAAGATAAGAGAAGCAACACGAGAGCAAAACATTGCTGAATTGATTGATATGCTTTTGATAAATGTACCCGATGCCGAATCTGATTTGCCCGAATCTAATGAAAAGGTTGTTGCAGAAATACCGTTAGCAGATTTAAGCGGTGCAGACCCCGAAGTTGTTATGCCCGATAAACCTAAAACTGTAACTGAAGAAATAAAAGCGGCTCGTGAAAGAACATCACTAGAACAAACGATTCAAGACAGTATCAATGTAGCCGAACAGGTTGGATTAGGTCAAAATAAGAAACCTGCCAAAACTTTTTCTAACAATAAAACCATAGGAGATATTTTGAATGAAGGTGCGATTAATGCAAATACTCCTTCTGATGTTATTGAATTCCTACACGAGATAGTCGAAGATGAACAACATCGTTCCCATACACGAGCGAAACAGATATTCTATAATAATCAAGACGATTTAGTTGAACATCATGGATATGATGAATATGATGAAGTTTTTGAAAAAGGCATTCAAACAATAGTCGAGAACCCGTTTGCCAATCCATTCTATGATATGTCTGCCTTTTCAATAAAAAAAGAAAGACCAAAGGGTTTTGTTGCACCACCTGCATTTACCCCTCCTATTGACCTAATCAAACAAGAACAACCAAACGCAATCGAAGGTTTTGAGACAAACGAGGGGGATGATTTGTCATTGCTGCCTTCATCGGTTTTCAAAAATACAGATACCCCCGTTGTTGATAATATGAGTTTGTTGCCTACGGGGTGGAAAAATGAGTGAAGGCATCAATGACCTCACAAGTAAGATAGATTGGGAAATGGGGAAGCGTGATTTCAAGTTCTTTTTTGAAGATATATGCGGATTTCAATTAGCACATTTCCATAAGGAATGGTATGAAAACGCTGAAAACAATAACAAAGTATGTGTTATAGCAAGTAGAGATCATGGCAAATCTGTATTCTTTAGAGTATATCTATTATGGAAAATGGCATACAATCCTAATACTGAAGTGCTATTCTTCAGCCACAGTCAGCATCAGTCAATAGACCACATGGGTAAAATGAATGAATTGATTGAGACAACTCCTGCTTTGCAGCATCTAAAACCTGCAAGAGGATGGGCAAAACAATTATTCCGTTTCACCAATAAATCTTCTATTCGTGCTATGTCTATCGGTAAAGCGGTGAGAGGGGCGCACCCTGACATAGTGGTACTAGACGATATTCTATCTAGTGAAGCAGATACACAATTAAAGGCTATATCTACATGGTTTTATACTGCTCTTTTACCTGTTCTTCACCATACTGCCCAAATGTGCGTTGTAGGTACTCCATTCTCGTTTACTGATTTATACTCAGAATTAAAAGGTCTTGATGGGTATTGTGTAAGAGAATACCCTGCAATCAATGAAGTAACAGGAGAACCACTATGGCCTGAGAGATGGTCTTTAGATGCGTTGAATGTTAGAAGAGGTGAAATGACATCTATTGCATTTACAAGAGAGTATCTATGTAAACCAATAGCAAGTGATTCAAGTTTATTCCCTGAAGATGTTCTTGAAGCAGCAAAAGATGAAGAATATGCGTTATCTTACTATCCTGAAACTGAAGAAAATCTGAATTATTACATTGGTTGGGATCCTGCGATAAGTGCAGATAGAAGGGCTGACTACACCTGTATGCTAGTTATTGCAATGGATGAAAATAGGCATAAGCGGGTAGTTCATGTTCACCATGAAAAGAATATGAATTTTAATCAGCAGATAGAGAAAATCATAGAATTGAATGCTAGATTTAATCCTGTTATAATAGAATTAGAAACAAATAACTTCGCTATGGCATTCAATCAAGTGCTTAAAGAAATAAGCGATTTACCGATAAAACCATTCAACATGAGTCGTATGAAAAAAGAAGCACTCATGCATACTTTACAACTTCACCTTGAGCAACAACATCTCATAATCCCGTATAAAGACGAAGGTTCTACTAGAAGGCTTATGAACGCTCTACTAAACGAACTGTCTATGTTTACCATGCTTGCTAATGGTAAAATGGAAAGTTTAGGGGCGCACGATGATATGGTAATAGCATTAGCATTAGCAGTTCAAGCAACTAAAGAATATAGAGAAAGTATCGTAATATTAGATGGCCCAACATGGCAAAAAAGGTTAGGGTGGGCAGATGCGTAAGGAATATCTTGAACCCATAAATGGTGTAGAATCTTTGTCTGATTCTATAATTAAGTTTGCAGAAAATAATCTTGCACAACAAGAAATAGACATGGCTCAACAAGCATTAACTGCGGCACAAGAGAAGAAAAAGCAAGAAGATGCTCAAAGAAATGCCGTAGATGCAAGAGCCAATGCAGGTATTGAAGGTACAGACAAAGAAGGCAGTTCTGCACCTACTGAACAACCCGGTACAGTATTACCGGCTACTGCACCTCCTCCAATAAGCAAAACATGGTTTACTGATAACTTTGGTATGACAGGTAGAGAATTAAGTGAGATATTAATCAAAGCAAAAGATTTGAGGACATTAGATAGCATACAAGGGTTACTAAAAATGGAGAAGCAAGCAATAATTAGTCATTTCAAAGGCGTATCTCCTAATCTTGTAGATGAGTTGCCTCTTACTGATTTTGATTATGATGCTTTGAATAAACATTCAGATAGGCTTGATTTGCCATTTAGAAGGTTCGTAAAAACATGGACATCATCAGATGAACAAGGGAAGGAAAAAGCCGCATTGTTATGGACTACAACAATAGACAAATCAGAACGCCTATCTAATCGTGAAAGGAATCTACTAACAAAATGTCGAGAAGTAATATATGCTCGTGGTGCATTGAATGCTCAAACATTGAAATCATATGGAATTCAAGCAAGTCCGGCTGAAATCTCTTCGTTGATAAAATCGCATGGTTTCTTATTCGATTTAATATCAGTAGGGCAATTTAGTAAATCAGTAGGTAGAGGTTTATTCTATGACATAAAAAGAAGAGATGTATTGATTAAAGATGCAGATCGGTTTATTGCAGGTTTGATTGAAAACAATTCAAAATTCAAGATGGATACTAGACTTAACCCTAGAATTGAATTAGGTTTTCATGCGCCTACTGCACCGTGGTATGCAGACGCACTATGCAAAGAATTAGACACTACTAATATCACGTCTAATTCAAATAAGATTGTTATAAACGGAGAATCAGCAGTAAAGAAAGCCTTAGAATTAGCAGAACCATATCTTAATGGACACTCACCTGACGCAAGAAAAATGTTGAAAGGTCTAAGGGGCGATGAAGATGCTCTTTTGGTTTTAGCATATGAAAATATGAGCCAAGCAGAACAAATACAATTACTAAAATCTCAAAGAATTGATGACGAAGAGATGACAAGGAAAAGAGAGGCGGTGATGATAAATGGTTGATGACAAAAAAATGGAGAGATTGTTTTCTGCTATTGGAGTAGATATGGAGAGGTATAACACACCTATTCCATCCATGCCATTATTTACACAAGGTATTCAAGAACCTGCATTATTACAAGGAATTACTATACCTGCATTGTATGCTGCGGCTTACGAATGTATGGTCTTACGTTCTATTTTACAACATCTTTCTGTTGAAACATTCAGAAAAGGTTGGGATTGGGATGCTAAGTTTGTTTGCAAGTGCAAAGAATGCGGGGAAGAGTATCAACAACAACTGCAAGAATGTAAATCATGTGGCGGAGAAGTGCGAAAACCGGATAGAGGCCAAATCGAATATGCAGATGCAATCTTGAAAGGCGGCAATAGAATGACTCAAAACTTTGTAGATGTTCTTCGTGAAGTAGAAATGGATTTGAATATAGTAGATGATGCCTACATAATTCTTACAAAAGAATACTTTGTTGATCCTGAGACTAAGCAACCTCAATTTTTCCGTGTTCGTGAAGTATCAAGGGCTGACCCTATATTCATGCGTATTCTTTCAGATAAAAGAGGAATTAGAGGAGGCACACAATATACTAGCCTTATTGACCGTTCATTTAGAACAAGCGACCCCAAAGGCAAATGCCCTGTATCGGGTATGCCTGTTGTGCCAATTCATTACATGAATCTTGCAGGTGTTGGAAACGGGCAAGTATATACTGAGGGTGAAGTGATACACATTAGCAAATGGTCGCCATCGAAACTGTATGGTCGAAGTCCTGTTGCTACT